ACCTGGCTGATAGATAAGTTAAAAGGCAAAGCGGTGCCGGTAAACTTCAACGAAAAAGAATTTTATGACGAATATGCATCGCTGTATTTTGATGTGTATGTCCGGGAGATGGCCTTTTGGTCTGCAGTTAATATTGTGGCCAATGCCGTGAGTAAATGTGAATTTAAGACGTTTCTGAAAGGCAAGGAAACTAAAGGGCCGGAGTATTACCGCTGGAATATTGAACCGAATAAAAACCAAAACTCCAGTGCATTTCTCCATAAGCTGATTGCCAAGCTATACCGGGATAACGAATGCCTTGTGATTGAGCAAAATAACCAGCTGATTGTCGCGGACAGCTTTCAAAAAAAAGAGTATGCATTATACGACCATGTTTTCACCCAGGTGCAGGTAGGCGATTTGATATTTAATCGTCCTTTCAATCAGTCAGAGGTCTTGTATTACAAGCTCAACGAGGAAAACATCAGAAACTTGGTTAATGGGCTGTATAACAGCTATTCCAAGCTGATTGCTTACAGCATGAAAGCATACCAACGAAGCCGGGGAACAAAAGGCGTATTTAAGTACAATACACTACCGCCGGCGGGGACGGAACAAAGAGAGATTTTCGACAAACTCATAAACGAGAGAATTGGGAAATGGCTTAATAGTGACAGTGCGGCGTTGCCATTGGGTGACGGTCAGGACTGGAAGGAGCTCCAACACAAGACATACAGCAACGAAAGTACCAGGGATATCCGGGCCCAGATTGACGATATTTTTGATTTCACGGCCAGGGCCTTTGGAATTCCTCCGGCACTGCTTCGAGGCGATGTCCAGGACACATCAAAAGCAATAGATCAATTGCTCACGTTTTGCATTGATCCGCTTGTGGACATGCTGCAGGAAGAGATAAACCGAAAAATCAACGGGTATGATGGTTTTAAAAATGGTACTTACCTGAAGATTGATACGACAACAATTAAGCACATTGACCTGTTCGATGTTTCAACGGCGATTGACAAACTCATCGGCAGCGGTGCATTCTGCATCAATGATATACGCAAAGCAGCAGGGCTTGAAATTATTGACGAAGATTGGGCATGGCAGCATTGGATAACGAAGAACTACAGCACTATGGAGGAAGCATTAAGGGCATTGGAGGGAGGTGAGAACGGGTGAAGAATTCAAATAAGAAAAACGTGTATTATTCGCTTGTAGTCAACGGCAGGGAAGCTGACATTTATATCTTTGGCTACATCGTTGAAGACTGGGAAAAGGAACTTTGGGGATTTGAAAGCGATGTATCCAGCCTGTCGTTGGTCAACGAAGTAAAAGACCTTGACGTTGATGTGATAAATGTTCACATTAACAGTTACGGTGGTATTGTTTCGGAGGGGCTTGCAATTTATAACACACTGAAAAACCACAAGGCAAAAGTCCGGACAATCGTGGACGGTTTTGCTGCTTCTGCTGCCAGCGTAATATTTATGGCCGGGGAAGAACGCCTGATGAATGATGCATCCCTGATGATGATACACCAGGCATGGACAAGAGCAGTAGGCAACGCTGATGATTTTAGAAAACTTGCTGACGATCTCGACAAAATCACACAGGGAAGCATAGAGGCGTACAAATTGCGCGTAAACATCTCGGAAGAAAAAATCTGGGAGCTGATTAAGGCAGAAACATGGATTTTGCCGAGTGAAGCCCTTGAATGGGGATTTGCAACAGAAATTATTACACCGGCCGAAACAAACCAAGCGGCCGCCAGCGCTGGGAAGGCACTCATAAATTTGGTTAAAAATTACCGAAATGCCATTGCAGCATCAGGGGGTATTGTTTTCCCAAAAGACAAACTCAATGAAATACTTGAGGAAATAAGAGCTCTCAAAGCAAGTCATTCAACACAAAATACACAGCCTGCGTCGATTCAGGAACCTAACCCAGAACCTGATTCACAACCTGCACCGGAACCTGAACCGGAGCCAGAGCCGGCTCCACAAGAAAACAAATTAATTAATTTTATGGCGGCATTGTTCCGCTAAATTCATGAAAAGGAGAGGAGAAATCTATGAAAAATTTAGATGTACTTCAGCAGAAAAAAGCTGAAATTCAAAACAAAATGGTAGAAGCTATCAAAAACGATGACACACAGGCTTTTTCGGAGGCTTTTGAGGAATTTACCAATATTCTTCAAGAAGCGGTAATGGCAGAAGCGCAAGGTCTTGTGCAGGCTGCGGATAATCAGATACTTGCAGGCCGTGGTGTGAGGGTACTGACTTCAGAAGAAAGGAAATATTATGAAAGAGTAATTGATGCAATGAAGTCAAACAATCCTAAACAAGCTTTGAGTGGGTTTGATGATGTTCTGCCTAAGACAGTCATTAATGAGATATTTGAAGACATTACAGAAAATCATCCTCTGCTTGAAGCTATTAATTTCCAGAACGCAGAAGCATTGGTTGAATATCTGTACTCAACAATGGATGGTAGATTCAAAGCAACTTGGGGCAAGCTTTGCAGCTCGATCACTGAGGAACTGAGTTCTACATTCCATAAGCTCAATTTCGGTCAGAATAAGCTGTCTGCATTTATCCCTGTATGCAAGGCTATGCTCGACCTCGGTCCAGAATGGCTTGACAGATATGTAAGAGCTATTTTGTATGAGGCTATTGCTAATGGTCTTGAGGATGGAATTCTCAATGGACGTGGTGAAACCCCTAATGGCGAAACACCTTTCTACGAGCCAATTGGTATGATTCGTGACTTGACCAACTACAATGTCAACAATGGTTATGCTGCAAAAGCTACTGTGCCTGTAAGTGATTTTGGTCCTGGTAGCTATGGCGGATTGATTGCCCAATTGGCAGTAGGGGCAAACGGACTTAACAGGACCGTCGGCGAAGTATTGCTTGTTTGCAATCCTGTTGACTATTACACCAAGATTATGCCTGCTATCATGTTCCAGCAGCCTGACGGTACATGGGTGAGCAGATTCCCATACCCGACAAGAGTTGTACAATCTGCCTACATGACCCAGGGCAAGGCTGTGCTTGGTATTGCTAGTAGGTATCTGGCTGTGCTCGGTACCGGCAGGGATGGCCGAATCGAGTATTCTGATGAGTATAAGTTCCTCGAAGACGAGAGAACATACCTCGTCAAGCTCTATGGTACTGGTCGCCCGCTGGATAACACCAGCTTCCTGTACCTCGACATATCCGGCCTGAAGCCTTATCATCCCGTTGTTCGTGTGGCTGATTATGTTGACGCAAGGCTTGGCGACATTGAAATCGAGGATGAGAAGGGCAATGCGGTAAACATTGGTTTTAACGAAAATATCCATTACTACGCCGCAAGCATTGGTGACGTTGAATCTGCCGGTGATAGAAACGTATTGTCTCTTGTCGTAACTCCAAATGACGACAACGCTACAATCGTTGTTAAGGCTGGTTCCACCACCGTAAGCCCGTCTAACGGTGAATATGCAATCACACTGACCGCTGGCCAAAACGTCATCGTGATTACATCCTCCGTCGAGGGCAAAACCGAGGCCTACGTGCTGATTGTCACCTATACTCCGATAATAAACTGAGGTGATGCGGCATGAGGGTCAGAGTTATATTGCCCTTTAAGGACAAACATACGAAGAAGGTTTACCAGCCAGGACAGGCAATAGAGGTAACTGAAGAGCGGTATGAGGAATTAGCCTCAGCCGCTCTTGGTCCTTTTGTGGAGACGGTGGAACAGGGCAGGAAGGAAGTAAAAGCCGAGAAGAAGCCTGAAAACAAAGCAACGAAGAAGACAACGAAAAAGGCCAAAAAGTAGGTGATATCATGAGCCTACCGCCAGGATTACTTGAGGATGTAAAAAACTATCTTAACATAACATGGGATGATCCTGAGGAAGATATAAAAGTCATGGGATTCATTGCCCGTGGTATGAAATATTTGAACAAGGTTGCCGGCGCAGAACTTGATTATACAATTGAGGATAAGCCACGGGAACTGTTATTTGACTATTGCTTGTATGCACGGTCCCATGCGCTCCATGAATTCCAGACAAATTACTTGCATGAGCTGTTGTCGCTCCAAAATGAGTACGAGGTGAAAGCTTATGCCGAAGCGAACAATAATACAGACATATAATGATGGCATTTGCCAGATATGTGAGGTAACAAACATAGCTGATCCTGGTGAAATGCCAAAGGATGGCCTGAAAGAAAAAGTTAAGCTGCGCTATGAAGAACGTACCGTCGGCATGAGCCGGTTTTGGTCAGCTATGCAAGATCATGCAAGGATTGATATGCTGATAAGGACCCAGCGAATTCGGGGCGTAAACAATTTTGATATAGTCGTACTGTCAGATGGTGAGCAATACGAAATAAAACAAATCCAATATCCGAAAGATGTTGAACCGCCATCAATGGATTTATCGTTGACACGGCTTGAAACAAAATATGAGGTTAATGGTGGTGATGCCGGATGAAGG